CGGTTCGCTCCGACTCATCTCGCGGTTTTTCAAGATCGAGCCTAGCTGCTTGCGCGAAACGACTGAACTCTTCTTCAGCCACTTCTTTCGAGACTTTGTATTCCATTGTTTTTGCCTTTCAAAAAGTGCCCGGGCTTATCGGCTGAAAGGCGCGCCACCCGGACAAAAAAACAGCCTTCCAAAAAGCCGCTACAGCTTCTTCAATTTCCCACCGCCGCCGAGGTTCAGCGTTACCGACGCGCTAGCCGGGTTGGCTTCGAGCGTGCCGGTTATGTTGCCCACACCGACGTAGTCAGCGTTTCTGTAGCTTACCACTACGTCACCGCCGCCGCCATTCTGGAAGTCGACAAGGTACTCGTGGTCGTTGTTATCAACGTCGAGCTCAACCTTAAGCCCGCTGGCAGACCACGGAATCGGCATGTACAGCTCGCGGTGAGTGCCCATGCCATTCATCTCTTGCGACACTTCGTAGCCACCAAGCGTGATTGTTGCATCGTTGTCGGCAGTGATTTTAAGCTCACGGCCATTCAACGATACACTTTTCATCGGGCCACCTTTTACGATTTTCGCTACCATGGTTTAGCTCCCGTAGTTAAAGCCAGAGACAAAGTCAATGGAGATTACGTTAGTATTCCCGCTGAGCTTGGCAACCATTTTCACATCCAGTCTCTTCGGGTTGGTAAGGCCGATGCTTGCGTTCGAGTTCTCCTTCGCGTGGTCAGGATCGGCAATCACAGCATCTTCAGCGAGGCGGTCGATTATGCCGTACAATGCAGCTACCGCCTGCTTCGGCTTGCGCGCGGCGGGATTTCTCGTCGACTGGTCATCCGGGATGAGCGGATTTCCAGCATAGTCACCGGAGTCGAACGTCAACGCGAGCTCATTCACGATCGTACTGCGCTTAGCGAAATCGACAACGTATCGAAATCCAGGAGGCTCCTCGCCGGTCGGGTGGTAGCAAGTAACAGTATCGCTGATGTAAACCACACCATCCCGTACTTCGGTAGTCGAGCAGCCGGCCTTTACTGCGGTATCTCGTTGAGCCGATGTCCATTGTGCCGAGTCGAGTCCAGGTGTCAAGTTAGTTGGCATCATGCAATAGTCGTAAGCCGGATTCTCGTTGTCTCGCTTAGCAATCTCGCCAACAATCTGTCCGGCAATAACAAACGGCAGCTCGTACGAGCCGGGTCTTGTCAGGATGACATTAGTACGATCTGTTTTTCTCGCATCCGTAACAGTGGTTACAGTATTCAGCGTTGCTTCGGCAGTACCGGTAAACACACACAGCTGCTTGTGTACCTCAGGTTCACGCCGTGCTTCGCCGAACGTCGCATACTCATCCAACTCCGTGTCATCAGTATAGTCGAGCGCGTTGATCACGTGAGTCTCCCACGTGCTGCCTATCTGAGCAAGAGCAGCCGTAATGTCAGGCGTTCCCGTACCCGGTGTACCTACCGACGGCTGCACGATCGCAAAGCTTGCCTCGCTATCAATCGGAGACACTACCTCGATATGCACGTTGTTACCGCTAGTACCTTCCCACTTCACTTCGAGCCCGAGCGACGTCGTGTTATCGGTAGCTACAACAGGCATATCCAGTACGCCATTGATGGCGATTACCATGCTGTCGATGATAGATGCAACGTCGTCTGTAGCCGTAACGGTAAACTTCTCGCTTGGTATTTTGTTAACCAGGACATAATGCTCTTGCGTCTTGGTAAAACTGCCATCAGGCGTCACAGTCCCGGCAGCTTGTCCACCGCCCGGCTGAGCTAGCGGATACAGCGTCACCGGGATCGAGCCAACACCTTGCCCAAACTCGGGAAACAGCTGCTTAGCTGTAAGGTGAGCAGGCGAACCCCACCCCTCGACGAGGCCAACTTCTCCGGCACTGTATATTTGCCTCTTTGTAGTCGCGTAGCTAGAGTCGGCGTTACCTTGCGCCAAGATAGCAATTCGCGCCGGTCGGTATCGCGTCCCTGCTACTCCGAGATTCGCGTGAGTGTTTTTAATTGCAACACCACGAGCGACTCGGCTTTGCGGGTATGCAGTAGTTACAGGCATATTATCTACTCCTCAAACATGAGCTCAGCACGGAGTAATCCGTCAGGCTCGTGGTATAGCTGGATGTTTATTTCTTCCAGCGTATTTTCTTCTTCCGGGTCTGTGTATTCGCTGTGCCTAACTTCGACATCAACACGAAACCCCATTACGTTTTGCATAGGGTGGTCAGACTGGCCTGGCTGGAAAGCTGTCATCGACGTAACAAACCGCTCCCAAATAACATCGTCGCTGCCAGTTAAGCCTAGCGATATATACATAGGGTGCATCAATACTCGACGCACTATTCGCCCTATTCTGTGGGCCCTCTTAGCCGCACTCTCGTCCCCTGCGATGTGTCCGGTCTCGGTCTCTTGCGACGAGGCGATGGCAAAGCAGTCAATGTGGTAACGGCTTCTGTACATTTGTCTGTCTTCGCTATTAGACACAGTCATGTCTACGCTCGACGAATCATACCATACGTTGACAATCGGCGTAGCATCACCACCGTCAACAAATGCTTCCCACGGGCGGGAGCGCTCTACATAGACCAAGTATGCCCAGTCGTCTGGGTCTTGCCCGGCAGCCGTTGCCAGTGCTTGCTGCAACGTAGTATTGGCCGCCAGGATCTCTGCAATCTTGTCGCGTACAGACTCAAATGAATCAGGCGTGCTGATAAGAGGGATTGCCATTACGCACCCCGCTCATAGCGCTCCAATAGCAGCACCATCATACCGATACCTCTATCAGGATACGACTCAACGACTTTGTATGTTCCAGGCCTTCCATCGATGTCGCCGATATCAACCGTCCACGGTCGTGATGCTGTGTCGGATACGCCTCGTATTGCATCAAAGCCTTCAGCAATCAGGTCGCTAATCAGCACTGACACGGTAACCCGCCTTTCAGTGACCGTGTCACCGGTGCCGGGATCTACAGATACATGAATGTCATTAGAAAAACACTGAAAATCGGCAGGCGTACCTCCAGGACTAGTGATTACGCACGAGTATCCGCCGGAAACTGTATCATGCACAATCTCTTGCAGGTCCAGATACGCATCACTTCTAAGTCCCATCTACTTCCTCGCTACAATAACGCCTGCCTCTAACCATCGGTCAAAGCCTTCCTGCCCGTCTCTCAGGTCCTCCGCGCTTACGCGATCGCCTGGAGCAAGCAATCCTCTGAGCGTACCAGTCAATGCATACTCTTTGGCGATCACAAAAACAGGATCACACACAGCCACAGGAGCTTCGGCTTCCATAACTTTTTCAGCTTTCGCAGCAGGCTTCCTACACTTACACTTACGTGTTTTCTCAGGTAGTGCTGCGAAAGCTTTCTTGCGCCTTGCCATGGCTAGAATCCGCTCGTCGTAAGGCAGCCAAACGTATCGATAGCAACCGGAATCAGCAAAGCTCTAGTACCAACACCACATTGAAACACAGTGCCATCGGGAGAGAACCACGCAATGATAGATAGGTCAGACAGCAGACTGCGGTTGGTCATGCGCCCTCTTACCATGTTGGTAGCGCGTCCATCAGTGCCAAAGCTTTGAATCTTGCCAAAGGTGGCATCGAGGCGACCATCCGCCTCAACGATCACTTTGTAGTCCGGGATGTACTTGGTGACAGTCCCACTGTACGGATGCGTATAGTCGCCGTCGTAGACGTAGAGATCGAGAAGGAAAGAACCACTCAACTCGAGTTGCCCGCGGAATACGCCACCGCCGTCCATCGTACCGGAGATTGGATATGCCGGCTGAACGTCAGTCCTGATTCGGTAGATCTCGCCGCTGTAGATACGGTAGTCCTTGGACATCGCGGCCTTGAACGAGTCGGTCGCTTTCATTTGGGCGAACGTAACTGAGTTCATATGCACACGCTTCGGCATCTTGCGACCGTTGGTCTGAATCAACGTCGCGAGATTGGCGAGGTCTGTCAGCGGCACTGCACTACCGGTAGTCGCCCAGCTAACGGACGCATTCGGAAAGTGTGCAGTACGCGCGCCGAAGGTCTCGGCAAACACAGTCGCGTTGGTATCGTCAACAAGCGTCAGCGCCCCTGACGTGAGAATCTGCGACGCTTGCAGCTCAAGCCCGCGCTTGATTTTCTCCCGCAGGTTAGTCGTGACAGTGCCGATCTCTTCGCGGGCGCGCGACATCAGCGCTACGTCCTGGTACGGGTTCTGACCAAAGGCGCGGCCCTCCATCAGGTCATCAGCAGAGATCGCGAAGCCCTCTTTGTACACGGCGGGCTCGACTTCATTCGATGCAAAGTCTTTCCGCTTGTTCATGTACCAGCCAGCCGCTGCGTCCTTCATCGGGAACGCAACTTCGGTCGTAGCTCGGCGAACATCGATTTTGACTTTGGCCTTGTCGTGAATACCGTTAGCCGGTACCCGAAACAGACGGCTCAAGTGCATCGGAGTATCACTCATCTCCACATAGGGAGCGAGCATTTGGATTGTTTTATCTACGGCCATCTGTCCCCTCCTAGCGGGTGGTCACGGGAATAATCCCGGAGTTGGCAATGAGTTGATCTTTTTGCACGGCAGTCAGCGCAGCCGAGGACCCGATGATCGAGAGCCTGCTCGCGATGACTTTACCAGCCTTGAGCACTCTGACCCTGTGATTCCCTGACGCTGCAAAAACGGTCTCCTTAGGAAGTACGTACCTGCACGCGTTGAGGCCGTTAGAGCCACCCGAGCCGTACTTACCTAAGTAGCCGGTCGAAGTATTGCGGCCGAGGACAGTGCCTTTAGGCCACGTGGACGGATCGCCAGTACCTGCCACCGCAGTGTCCCACGTAATCGTCGCAGTGCCCTCGCCGATTGCGACAGAAGAGCTCAACCCGGTAGTATCAGACGTGATCGTGATATGGCCACCGGATACACTCGCACGAGCCCCGAGCAGAGTATCATTGATCTCGGCTGCAATCGCAATAGCTGTGTCAGTATCACCCGACAGAGTGATGGTCTGCTCGTCGCCGCCATCTACGGTGATGAGCAGCGTCTTATCCGTTTGGTCTGTCGTTTCCTCACCAGTGGACGTTATGGACCCAGCCGTGCCGGTGAGGTCTACTGTGAGCGTCTCGCTCTCATAAGTTGCCTCACCTATTACTAGGTCTTCATGAGTTTGGTTTGTGGTGTCCATACTACTCTACCTCCCACCCCGGATTGGCGGCCTCAAAAGCCGCTTTAGCTTTTTGCTCTTCAAGGCCTTCTACGCTCGGCGGGTCGCCGGCAGCCGGTACTTTCGGCGGGTTGTCTTCCTTGCGCGCAGACAGCATGTTGCGCTTCATCGCCGCGCTCATGTGCTGAGCTTTGACCATCTCAGTAATGCCTTCGCCTGCGATAATCGCTTTATGCGCTGCCTCGACATCTCCCGATCCTTCGGCGAGCATGAGGTGGGCAGACACTCGGTCACGCTCCTCTTTAGCTCCGGCTTCCTTACCCTGCACTAGTACCTCTTGATAGAGGCCCGGGAATTCGGCTCTCAGTTCTTCGATCTTCATCAATCGTACTCCTGTGTTTGATTTCGCTGCCGTTCTATTCCCGGCAGTTTGTTGATTGCTTGTGTTTCGTATCCCGTCAATCATACGCTTCTGCAACGCGGATCTGGCCGTCATCATCCTACCGCGGCCGTAGCCGCTCTTGACGGCATCAACAGAGACACCGCGGCCATCCGCTATGCGCTCAGCAAGTACTTGGTATATGTCGTCAAGCTCACTCGTTACCACGGCAGCACCTTCGTCCGTGCTAACGTCGGGGCGTTTGTCTTTGCTGTCAGTATTTGTGATATCTTTGACAGCCTTTGATGTGCTCCTACTTGTCGCAACCCCGACGCTGCCCACAGTAACCAGCTCATTGTCTGCGACAATGCTGTCTGCCTGGCTGGCGAGCATGTAAGCCCCGCTGGTAAGATACCCTTCAGCAACAGCCTCAGTCGGCACGCCGGCATTTTTGATAGCGTCCATGCCGACAAGAATACCGTTAGCGTCACCACCTGGAGAATCTATCCGATACACAATCTTTTTTGCGCCTTTAGATACAGCACTCTTAGTCTGGCTCGCAATATCACCGTACGACGTCTGGTCTATACCAAAATAGTCCAGCATAGCAGAGCGCTTTTTTACCAGCGTACCCTTAATGCTTATGCTAGCCACTCCTCGCCTGACTGATACTTGCGATGGCGCTTTCGGAATAGCTTCAATAATTTGTGCCGATACCGACAAAGCTGCCGCTTCCAGCGCCTCTATTTTTTTAACAAACTCGTCCGGCATTAACCACGTAGTCATACGGCTTCGAGCTCCTTTTCTATTTCAACCATCGGCCCGGTGCCGACAACACGCAGTAATCCAAAAGCATCAGCAACGTTCTTCGCACCAAATTCTTGCTGCAGCTGTAATAGTGGGCGCATTGCTTCAGCTTTCATCCTGTTCTCTTTGGCGAGCTTGCGAATGTTTCGGTCAAACGACGTCCCGGTCATACCACGAGCAGCACGTGCGTTTGTCTGCCACCCAGCCTCTACCATGTTCTTGTTCGCAATCACTTCGTCATTCAATTTCAGTGATGGCTTTACAGATCCTATCCAGTCTACATTAAGCCATGCTTGCTTGACGTCGTATTGCGATTGGTTTGCGTAAGCTTCCAAAAATCCAGGTGCTTCGATTTTACTGATAAGCACTGATGCAACAAACCATTCTTCGAGTTGGTTCTGGCAATGCTGGCTTGCAAACCGCTCGCGCTCGCGCTCGAGAAACATATTAAGCTCGCGCACAGCCGCTTGGCTCGCGGAGAAATTCGAATTGTATGACAAAAGCAGCACTTCCGGAGGGATCTCAAACGACCACGCAAGGCCTGCAATAATAGCCGTCTCAAATCCGGGAAAGTTTACGTCCGTCCCTTGGTTAGGGTACACAAAAGGCTCCTCACCAGGGGCGAGCCTGGTTAGATACGTCCCGGGAAGGATGCGGTTTACCACGGTCTCCGGCGTATCGCCGGTTGGATCAGCTGCTAGTGAGTCTCTTCTGGCGGCGCCCTTGCCAAGCACAGAACGTCCGAGCGTCTCTTTCTCGCGCTTGATGAACCCAGTTATGCGTGCGCCAAGCTCTGCTTTGAGCTGCGCCGACCCGCGGTATTTTAAGATCTCGTTAAGAGGTTGTATAGCAACGCCCAAACCAGGCATGCCGCGTACGTCGTCCTCGCGCTTTATTGGTCCGTACACTAACCACGCTGTACGCCTGCCGGTCTGCTTGCCGTATGCCGGTATGTAGACGTACTGATCGTCCGGAATATACTCAGTGCCCTTATAGACCCAATAACCGAGGTGCTTTCCGCTGGTATCTAAATGGACGCCGTCGATAATACTAGGATCCAAAAATCGATCGGGTGGTGTCTGTACTCGGCTACCGGATACAATCTGTATTTGCGGTAGCCCAGTACTATGCAGTCGACAAACTACTAAGCAATCGCCGTCGATAAACGACTCTTCGTAAATCTGTTGCTGCAATTCACCGTCAATTCGGTAGCCTTTACAGTCAATGATACTTTTAGCGTGGCAATAAAGTCTGTACTGCCGCTCTCGTGCATCTGCCCACTCGACAAGAGTGTCTTCGGCCGCGCCTATTACAGACTCCTCCGGCCCAAATTCGGGCGATAATCCTTTGTGGATTACATTAGTGATCAGCCGCCGAACGATACCCTGTGCGTAGTTATTCGTTCGGAACAACGCACCAGACCTCTCTCGTAGCGTCCAGTAGTCGAGCCCAGAGATCTCGTCAATCTTACCAGTAATACCGCCCCAAAACTGCTCGCCGTCGTAATAGCCAGTGCCGTAGCTAGGCTCTGCGATATACGACGTAGCGCTTACACCCCCGGTGGATCTATCTACCGGCCATGTCCACGGCGCTTCGCTACCTACTTTGGTGAGGCTACTCATAATGCACGCAGTATCTCCCCACCGTCGTCAGCGAGCATCCCTCGATACATCTGAAGGTCCATCAGGCTGAGTTCTAATTGCGCACGTAAGCTGTTTAGGTTTTTCTTGCTCACCCATTGAGTGGTCTGGCCCGTACCGATTGAATATGAGTTGACGGTGCCCGATGACAGCGCGAGTATAGCCGCACGCAGATTAGTGATCAGCGCCACGAGGTACGCGATTTGCTCTCTGATTTCTGCCTCTGTCATGGGCATCTCCGTGTCTCAATGCGCATTATGAGATAGTAATGTATCAGTGTCAACTTAAATATTCCAAAAAATCTTTTTACTCGCGGTATTTTAGTCTTTTCCGTCTGCAAGTTGCTGTTATCGTTAATCATTTAACAGAGTGTCTCATCAATCATAAAAAGCTCCTGTCTCACAGTACGCCCAAAAATCAAACCAGTCGACACTATCTGCTCCCGACTCTTTGGCGATTGCCCAAGCGATGATCTCTACACTCGCATGGGCATACACAAGCAGATCCCACAACTCCTGCGGCGCGTTGCCCGGACGGTGCCAGTAATATGTAGTCTCCCCATTCGGCTGTTTCTTTTCGCGCCGGTACTCGCGCGTCAACTCCTTTAATGCGATATCATCAATATCCACAGGGGCGTTGAACGTATACTTCGACTGCTTGCCTTCTGCGTCGTGCCATTGACGCTGCAGCACTGGAGCCAAGCGGTCCTTATAGTGGTCAACGATAATTTTATAACCGAGAGTACCGTGCGATGTAGAAAATTCTGAAAACTCTTTTATCGACGCGGCCCTTGCTGGACGCTCTCTACCGACGATCGGTATTACACCAGCTTCCCAAATTGCACAAAAGTCGACGACAAGTGAATTATTGTAGCCCGCGTCAACGAGGGTCAAAATCAGTCTATACTCTTTGCCGTTGTCTGACTTCCACGTCTCGTTGTCAATTAGATCTTGAAGTTGCCCCCACGTTGGCGACTTCGGGTCATCACACCCCATCGCAGAATCGTCAGTCAACCGCACATAGTCAATTAACCAGCAAACGAATCCTGCCGTCCACCCCCATATAGCTACGGCTAGATTCGACTTATGCACGTCGACGGCACAAGTCAAAAACAATATTTCCGAGTCGCAATGATTTTTAACCTCTTTATTTTTAATCTCGTTGCGCCGATAGAATGCGCGGCGGTGCGACGACACTGCTTCGAACTGTATCTTACCACCAAGGAGTTTGAAAGGCTTGCCCAAGTGATTGTTATAGAACCCTTGCAGCGCGCTGACGTCTAGCACCTTATTGGTTTTTGGATCCATCGCTGTAAGCCAATCACCGATTGCTTCAGACCATGGCGAGATTAGCGATAAAAACGAAGGCACGTGGTAGCTGCGTATGTTAGGCTCAACAGCCACGGCAGTTGGTTTCCAAAACGAGTTCTCTTCGGAAATGAAGCGCGGTTTATCTTCTTCAAAGTGTGGATTGTAACAATACTTACAAACATACCTCACTGTTTTTATATCCAACTGACCTTCGCCATTATAGTCCCAAGCAAACCCATAAGATTTACCAGTGTCTTTGTTAGTGCCACTCCAACGCAGTGTTTGCGGCTCTCCACACTCCAAGCACCTGCATTGGTACTCACGCCGATCGCCTCGATTATACTCGCGCTCAATACGACTACTACCATCTAGCAAAGGCGATGAGCCAACAATGATTTTACGTTTGGCCCAATAGGCACGGCACCTTTTGCGAAACAGCCCTACCTTATCACCACCACCTGACACTCTACCATCCCATTGTTCTGCATCTATCTCGTCCAATATTAAGACAGGGACGCCAAACGATCTTATCTTGTTTATATTGGTAGCGCCATAAATCAAAAGGTAACCGCCACCTAACCACTGAAGATGGTTTTTGGTCTTACCAGTTTTGTGCGTCGACCTAAGATCAGTCGATTGGAAGATGTCACCAAAACCACTGTCATCAAACATTGGAAGTATATTAGTACCAACCCGCTCGCTCGCCATCTCTTTATCGAGGCTTGCAAAAATACCGGCGAGAGTCTTTTGATACGCGGCTAAATACAACAATGCCGACTCTACTAATGACACATTGTAGCCGACTTGAACACCTTTAAGAATTACCGTCTCACGAGTTGGATCTCGTGGGTCTTGGTTGTCTAGTGGTTCTTTCCAATAAGGCGTCCAACGTAAATCGAATGGTCCTGGATGCGGTGACGTAGAACGCGGCAGGAATCGGTGCGTCTCATTAAACTCCGAAGGGCTTAGCTCATCGACGTGGTCTGTCAGTCCATTTATTTGTTGCAATAAAAAGTCAGACCCTACAGCACCTAAAGCAATCACTTTATTTCCTCGTCCAACGCAACATCCATCGCGCGTTTGGTACGTTGTATGTAGACTTCTAAACTCTTCCGTATCTCACTCACGCCTTGCTCTTTGCTCGCGCCGCCGGCAAATCTTGCGTGAAGTTTCTCAGCGGTGATTTCGGGGAACACTTGCAAAAGCTCCTGAAACAGCTGTTCAATTGGTGAGAATACAGTCTTCTTCACGAGCTCACGAGACACCAGTGCGCCGGTCGCTTTGAGGTTTTTTATCTCGGCACTCTCCACGTCTATCTGGAGTTTCTTCAACTTCAGCTCGCGCTCTGATAGTGCATCCTCTATATCTCTTTTGTGCGCTGTCGATCTAGCAGCACGTGGCTTCGGTGTCTTTTTAGACGCGGCCACCTTCGTACTTTTCACTCGCTCACCACGGAGATGCGCTTGTGCCTGCTCACTGTCTACGTCGATACCACCATCAATTTCTTCGAGCGCGCCGCGCTTTAGCCACATGCTGACATGAGCCCGCGACTTTTTGCACATGGCCGCGAAATCGGCTTTTGACACAATGTTCATAGGCTTTTTTAACACTAGAGTTAATTAACTATCAACTGCATTTTTAACAAATTAGCAACTGCTCGCACGCGCGCGTGTCAAATTGCCGAGTTCAAAATTACAGTTACACCGCATAATACGACTGCGTTAACCGCCTAAATTCCACATATACTGCAAAAGCAGCGGAGTGCGCATACAAAAA